ACTTAATCTCAATAAGGTAATCATTACCTAAACCTTTTACCCAGCCGTCTGCATGACCGGAGATGCGATGCTTAGCACTGTGCAGAGGTACTTCTGCATACTCATAGATAGAAGGGCCGTTGTTTACTTCGCTGGCAAGTCCCCACATCGACTGTCGATCCGTATCGCAATTCCACTTACCGTAGAGCACTCCCATATCTTGCAACCACCCCTGCCACTTAGCGTGAATAGCGTGGCCCTCTGCAAAGATAGATACCTGACGTAGAGTTAGCTTCTCTCTAGTCTCAACATAGTTACCTTGCAGGGCATGGTAAGCAGCCAGAGCACACCACTCCGGCTTAATAAGATCTGATGGGTGTAGCACATCTTGACTGCGCTCATCAAAGGGTTGAGAAAGTATGTGACGTTCAAGAGCCCCCATTAATCGAGTCTCTCGCTTAGCGGCATTCAGAAAAGACTTAAGCTCTTTACTTGGTACCGTCCTTGGCTTTCCCATACTTACCCTCCAAATTTATCCACTCATCCAAGGTCAATCCTTTGGCCTTGTATCTGCGCTGAGCTGCATTTCTTTCTCGATGGGACATACCACCAAAGATGCCATGTAACTCATCATTAATAATAGCTTCTTTCAAACACTCTTTGCGAACTGGGCAGGGTGGTCTCCCATCCTTGCCCCAACAAATAGCCTTTGCTGCGTCTGCTATTGGCTTATATAAAGTTTTGTCTCTTGGCGGAAAGAACATCTCTGTATCTTCCCCACGGCACTTTGCCTTGTAACGCCAAGCCCAAGACGCTTCGTCCTGGTAATCATCCATTCATTCACCTCTAATTGAATTACGAAGTTCAAAGAAATCCTCCTCCAAAAGAACTACATAATTCTCACCATCAAGATGAAGCCCTAGCACAGGCTTACGACTGTCTAGTATTGCTTCGGTTGTGATCTTCTTTAAGACTTCTGACTTGATAGTAACTGACTTCTTGCCAGTCCACTTATGTTCAATCAGAAGCTCATCGTTTCTCACGTCGCCCTTACGAGACCAGAAAGCTCCAGAAGCAGCAGTGCGTTTGCCGTTAATCTTCTTTTCTAATCGCTTCTCATGCTTAAGCGATTCTTTCTGTCCCTCACTCCGCATCGAGCATCAATACTGGCTTGGTCTTTAACGTATCCATAACCGCTTTACTGATCTCCTCACGAAGTTCAATCTCTTCACGTAGTGAATCTAGGAGAGCCTGGGCTCCCTGCCACTTACGCTCACCGTAGTACATCCAGCCACCGCGGCGATCTACAATGCCGTTTAGGATAGACAGGGCTACGATTTCCTTAGCACTATCATACTGCCCTCCGTCAATGCTTCCGCCCTCGGCAAAGTAAAAGTCTAAGTAAGCCGTCTGCTGTGGTGGGAAAGTCTTATTCTTAATAGTACGGACTCTAATAGTCTGGCCAATACGGCGCTTTTCTTGACCAGTACCTACTTCAAGCCACTCATCGCGCTTTACCTCACAGCGAATAGAGTAGGCATAGTCTTTACCTAATCCGCCAGGAGTCGTACGAGGATCTCCGTGCATAACGCCGATCTTCATACGGTATTGGTTGATCATGATTCCAAGGACTGGACGCTCTTCTTCAACGAGGTCACGCTTTGTTGCAGCTGCAACCTTACGGAAGAACTTATTTGTGAGCTGAGCTCCGCGTCCGACCGTAAACTCTTCCATAGTCTTTTCATCCTCCGCCGAAGGTACAAGCGCAGGTAAAGAGTCGATGACAACCATATCAATAGATTTAGAATCGCAAAACTGTATAACAGCGTCAAAGGCATCCTCCATGCTATTTGTTTCAATAAGAAGAACGCGAGCAGTGTCTACTCCACACATCTCTGCGTATTGTGGATCAAAGGTTTCTGCTGCTACCCAAACTGCAGTAAAGTCTGGATTAATCTTTTGATTAGCAGCAATTGTTTTAAGAGCAATTGCAGTCTTACCATGAGAAGCTTCTCCAACAATCTCTACCCAGTGATTCATAGGCCAGCCTCCGCCTAGAACAACGTCTAGGGTTAGAGAACCTGTAGGGATTCGTTTAGGAACGACAATACTCCCGGCAGAAACTACTGTGTTAGCGCCCAACTTCTTGTTAATAGTTGCTGCGATCTTTAATGCATCTGCATTAATAACTGCCATTATCCGATCCTATCTACGATTATATTTGGATTAAACCCTCCGCCTTGTGACGGCTGACGTGCTGGTGTCGCAGCTCCTTCTTGACCTGTACCACCTACACCGCTACCACCTTGAACAATTGGGTAGCCGCAATCATAGCAACGCTTACGCTGAGTGCCCATAGGCGCCATGTAATTACCTGACACACAGTTAGGACAACGTTCGCTATCACGAGCGCTTTGTGCTTTGCTTACTAACTGATCTTGGTTTGGATCATAAGAGACCTGTACATTTGGTGTTTGCTGAGGTGGTCGATAAACATTTCCAGGGGGAAGCGTGGTAGGTGGCGTAGTAGGAAGTGGTCCGTTAGCACCTAGTTTATTTGCCCACCAGTTACTGCTGTTACTCATCGAAGTCCTCCACAATATTAGAATCAATTAATCCTAAACTAAATAATGTAGATACGCAAGATACAGAAGACGCTAGGGAAACTAAACGAAATAACTCAGTTAGTTTTTCTACGCTGTCCTCAGGTAAAGCATCCATATCTTCATCATCAATCATGTATGCAGCTGATGCAATGCGTGCTGCTATATCTGCGTGTGCATCAATCAAAGGAAGCAACGCAGACATACGAGAAAGTCTAGCCTGACTATCACGTTCTTCCATCTCAGATACTTCTTCTGAGATAGGTGGCAATCCCATCTTAGATGCGATCTCTTCTGCAGGCATCAACATTGAGTCATAAATTACCTGACGAATTAGTACAGGTAGGGATACTTGTTCTACTAGGATGCGTTTCTTCTTACGCTTAAACAACCTCATTTAGCTTCTCCCCATCGTTGTACGATCTTAACATCTGCGATCATTGGAATGGTTAAGGCTTTGATACCTTCCATCGCCTGACGAATTGCTTCTGCTGTCTCATCGGCAAGACTTGTTGGAGTTACTGTTACCAACTCATCGTGAACCGTAAGAATCAGACTTGACTCATCAGGAATCATCTTATGTGCCCTAATCATAGCAAGTTTAATTAGGTCAGCTGCCGACCCCTGGATCACTGTGTTGAAGGCTTGACGTTCTGCTCTAGCCCTCTTCCAGGTCTCGCTAGAGCGAAGCTCAGGAAGATACCTACGACGATTCATATATGTAGCTGCATAAGGTATAGGGCCATGCCTACGGCTTTCTGCAATTACTTGCTTCTTATAGCGAGCAACTGCAGGGAACTTATGTAAAAAGTTATCCAAAAGGTTTCTAGCCTCATCAACAGTAACACCAACAGATGTAGCGATCTTATCTGGACCAACTCCATACATCATAGCTAGTACCAAGGTCTTAGCAGCACTGCGGTCTACACCTACAGTATTACCGATGGTTGTGTAGATATCCACACCCTCTAGATAGGAACCGCACAGGATTCGATCTTGGCTAAATGACGCTAGAACTCTAGGTTCAATCTGAGAGTAATCGGCTACGACTAGCTTGTACCCTTCAGGTGCAGTAAAGAGATTTCTAATTGCTTTTCCGTTTGGTGTTCTAGGATTAGGGACATTCTGCAGGTTTGGATTACGACTAGAGAATCTTCCAGTCTCCGCACCATACTGTACGAAGTCGGTATGAATTCGACCATTCAATAGCAAACTCTTCTTAGCAACAATCTTAGACTTGCCGGCAAGAGTACGGGTGATATCCCCGCCTAGATAAGGAATTACGTAAGTAGTTAGAAGCTTATTAAGATCAGAGTATGAAATCAAACTGTCTACTAAAGCATCCTTACCTGCGAAAGCTTGTAGTGCCGGTTCAGATACAGAGTAATCTGAAACAGAAGAAGGCAGGCCCTCATCTGCCCTCTTCTGCCCAGCTGGGGTAAGGACCTTAGGCCGTAGCCCACGTCCCCCATCCTTTTTCAATGAGAATAGAAGTTTCTGCTTCTCTGGAACACTATTAATATTAAAAGCTTTACCTGCAATACGATAGATGTTGGCTTTGGTTGTCTCAAGCTGTAGCTCGAGATCTACCTTAAGCTTCTCCAGCTCTTTGGTATCAATGTCTGCGCCACGTAATTCCATAGCACAGATAACTTCTAGTACATCCATCTCTAGATTAAAGATGCCTCGTAACCCATCCTTGTCAAGATTGTCAGATAGGTGTAGCCAGAGCTTCCAAGTCCATTCAGCATCAAGCCCGGCGTATGTAGCAACCTCATCAAACGAGTGCTTCTCTACTTCCTTACCAACACCTTTGACCATGTGATACCCGAACTCACGTTGTAAGCAGTCATCAAGACCAAGGTTGTTACGGTTCTGAGTGTTAAGAATAAAGGATGCATTTAGAGTACAAGCATATGGTTGAGCAGGAAGTCCACCCAAATACTTTGTAACGCTTTGAAGATCAAACTTTAGATTATGCCCAGCCTTTACCTTAGAGCTGTTAAGTAAAGGCTTAAGTGCCTTGAATACTTCAGCTGGAGTTAGCTGCTCTGGTGCTGGACCAAAAATACGAGTCGCTTTACGTTCGTCTTTACTGTAGTCGGTGGGGCGTAGTTCTAAGCCTTTTTCTAGACGTGCGTGAGCTGATGGTAGTAACGGATACTCTGTGCGAAGATACTCTCCGTTTGGATGTCCCATAGGGATTACATCTACTCGATCGTAGGTAGCCATAGAAATCCAGCTAACAATGTTTTGTCGTGGATCTCCGCGATGGTCGCCAACTGTTTCTACGTCAAATGCAAACGCATCTACTTTATCGTAGGCAGCAACCAAATCATTAAGTTGTTGAGTGGTAGTAATAATATTCATTATGCTCCTGATGATTGAGGAGCTGGGGGCCTGTAAGAGAAAGGAGGTAAAAGACCAGGCCCCCAGCAACTATAGTGGGTTAGAGCTGTCCAGCGATTTCACGAGCAATCTCTTCAAGTTCAGCCTTGGTTGGAATGTGAAGTGCTTCCGGTCCAAGTGGCTTCATTGTTTTGATTAGCTCTGACGCTGCTACAGGATCGATTTCCCAATCATCAGCAAGATCGCGTTCCTTCACAGGAGTAATTGAATACGCGGTCTTTGTACCAGTACCGGACTTGCTAACAGCCCAGTAAATATCTGGACGATCAAGTGGTCCAGTCTTCTTATCATTGTGGAGCTTTTCAAGCTGACCACATAGGCGAACACCAACGACCATAAGTTCAATCTTTGGATCTTCGCTTGAGAGGTTTACTACAGAGAAAGCAAACTTTTGATCTGGCTTGCTACCAACTGCAATTAGTGGATCGCCCTCACCAATACTAATAAATGAGCGCTTGCCCTGACGGTTGACCCAGTGCTGCATAAAGGTCATTGGTTCGCCAGAGATGAATTTAATTAGCTGAACGTCTTCTGTAAATTTGAAATCGTTCGCATACTTTTCGTTGGATTTTGCAACTGCTTTCTTAGCTGCTGCCCAACCTGATTGGATTGTAGAAGAACGATCTGATGTATCGTTTTCGTTTTCTTCTACAAACATTTCCTCAAGCTCTGCTTGAGATGGACTGTGCATTGTGTCAACGTATGAGTCGACGTTAGGTGTTTCATTGTTTTCAATACGAATACCCATTTGGGGTACTCCTTTCATAGCCATAGCCATAGTCATAGTAGTATCAAGAAACACTTGTCTCTTGAGAGTGAATCCTATCCCATTTCTCCATCAATTCAATTGATAGATCGGGATATCGATTCCAATCAATTCGTGGGGCTTCAAGAAGCCCACGAGATTGAAAGCTTTCGATAGTTGCTTCGACGATAGCTCTGCTGTACATCCGCCATCCGGGCTTCTTTACACCATTAACCATCATTGACTTCAAGAGATAGGGTGCACGTGGTATATAACCTTTTCGTTCCCAAAGCCTCAAAGTAACTAGCGGTCTATTTAATGCAAGTGATAGTGCACCTGCGCTAAACAGTTCGATCTCTTTACCGTTAGGTAAAGTTTTTACCTGGGGATCTGAATCCCAGGAATCTAGTATAGCAGGTTTCTTGACCTTTGCTTTTGGATCAATCTCCCTGCGCTTACGTTTAGAACCTGGATAGTATTCATCTAGGCTACTAAATAGTTTATCTACTTCCTCGTTCATGATTTACTTGGAATAAACGCCCATGTAATCTTCTTAGGGAACATAGTATCAACATCCTCTTCGGTAAGCAAACCCTCATAGAGACATGCCATAACTTCGTCCTCATTTAGAACCGGCATAGTTACAAAGCAACGAGAGTCTAACCCTTTTTCTTTAAGGATGCGCTCTGCTTCATCTAGATCCAAGCTCTGGGATACACGGCGTTCACGTTTTAGAGAAACGTACCCGTCAACTTCTTCTGGCAACTGGTACCAAAGGTGACCTTTATCGTCTGGCTCACCGTCGGTGTCTACAAGATCTGATAGGTAAGACTTAACCTTAGATAGCTCTTTTGTTGCGTCATCAATTTTATTTTTTAGAAATACAAAGTTACGTACCTTACCAAGAACTCCGTCTTCGGTAGCTACTGATCTAGATGGTTTTTCAATGTTTGCCATGATGCCCTCTTTCTCTTTGTTGGTGAGCAGTTTAGGGACATACTCAGGTCGCTGTCAAATTAATTAATCTCGATAACTCGAGCTTTCTTTTCCTCAGGAAGTTCCTGACGAAGAATAATACGAAGCATACCATCCTTCATATCAGCTCCGTCAACTACCACATACTCCGCTAAAGCGAAGTCTTGCTTGAAGTCTCTAGATGCAATGCCTTTATGGACATAGTTATCTACAGACGGTAGGGCAGAACCCTCTACAGTAAGAGTTAGTTCCTTGACAGAGATCTTGATGTCCTCTTTAGAAAACCCGGCCACAGCAATTTCTAGGATGTAGTTTTCTTTGGACTTAAAGATGTTGTATGGTGGGTAAGAACTCAGCCTAGTTTCTGCTGAGATTGACTTGAGGGTGTCAAACAACGGATCAAATCCAATAGCCCAACGCTCAAACTGTGGGAACAGTGAGTTAATTGTTACAGGCGGTGTGGTAGTTGAGGTTGCTTTTTTGTTCCAGTCGTGATCTGGATAGCCTTTTCCAGGCATAGGTATAAGAGCCATAATTATCTCCTTAGACGATAACTAGTAATAGATCCCCCGGTGTTGGGCAGATCAGTGGAGATGTTCAGAATCGAACTGAAGTCTTACAAGTTCCGCATGCGGTTTTACTTGCAATCGAGGCCACTTCATCCCCTAGGAGCCCTTGG